CAGTTCTGCATCTAACATAGCAGCATGACGGGCATCAAAACCTTCGGCTTCTTTATAGATCTGAACCGGCACTGTTTCTTGCTTTGTGCGTTGCGCTAAATCAAAACGATGGCGACCAGAAATAACTTCTTGGTCTCCGTTTAATCTCTCCCATACCTGTAATGGTCCCATGCCACGGCGGTCAAACTCACCTTGTAATGGTTCTACTACGCCTTTTTCATTAGCGTTCTTTTTAAATTGTGGAACATCTGTAGATAACTTTAAATTTTTAACTGGTATTTCTTGAACAGGAAGCGTAGTTTGATGCTCGCCAACAGGAGGATTAACTGGGGTAGCAGAAATCTTTTCTTCTCTTTCAACAGGGGTTTCTTCGTGTTGAACTACAGGGGGAGGCTCAGGCGGTGGCTCTGGCTTAACTTCTGGTGGCTCATAACCCGGTTCCATCTCCCGCAACATTTCTTCTTTGTTAAGAGACTCAGAATGTGGAGTGAATTCTTGAATAACTTCTTCAGGTTTAGGTGGCGTTGGTGGCACAACTGGAGCTTCTGCAGGGGTTGGACGACGCAAAGCATTAACTGCAGCGCGTTGTGTAGCAGTTCCTACGCTTTCTCCAATACCAGATAACTTTCTACCAACAGCGGTTTCTTTTTGGCCAAGCAACCCTAGCAAAGCTGATGTACCAACCCTTCTATAGTCCATAGGCTCTTCGCCAACAGCTTGAAAGCCTAGTTCTGTACCAGCACCAATACCTGCCCCTAATGTAGCGTTGACTGCAGCAGCAGCCTTTTCAGCCCGCAATGCTTTTGCGGCATCTTCAGACAAGCCTTTTGTGCTTTTAAATAATGCAGTGGATGGTCGTAATCCAATTAAAGATGGAACATAACCAGCAATCTCTGCAATCTCTGGATGCTCTTTAGCTTCTTTAGCCTGTGTCTCTGGGTCTAATCCTAGGAATCTAGCAACAGCTGGATAGTGTTCTAATACCTTTTCTTGCGCTGCAGATGCTGCAGATGCTGCACCAATCGCTCCAGTTAAACCTAATCCAAGAGCGCCAACTGGACCAGCAGGAGCGCCCAATACAGAACCAGCACCAGCACCTACAAAACCAGCAGCAGTAGGAATGGCTTCACGCATCATAGAGTGTGCGGCGGCAGCAAAGCCACTTGTTTCAGGTTCTGCAGGATGTGCTTGATATTCGCGAATCATCTTAGCAATTTCGCGAGCATCATCTACGTTTCCAGCAGCATCTGCTTTTTGCAAAGCAGAAAACATTTGATCTAAATCAGCCATTGCTAGCCTTTATTTGTATTTGTCTAATAAAGCTTGTTGGTCAGAACTTAAAGTAGACGGCGCTGGGGTAGAGGAAGTGAATGGGTTTATACGACTTAAAAAGCCCGGCTCTTTAGGTTTGGTAGGCGGAGTAATTGTATCCATTTTTGGTGGAGTGTATTCTCTATTATGCTGTTTATAGATTTTAGCTGTTTCAGCATCAATCGCTTCCAAATACTTTCTTTCGCTCTCAGCCGTTAACATACCATTTTTTTGATCAGCAGCCATTCTAGCGTTTAATGAACGAATAGTAGGATTAATAGATAAATCTTTTTCTATTTTGCTAGAAATAACATCGTATTGATCTGGTTTGTTGCCAGCAATTTCACCATAAATTCTATTGCGCTCTTCAGCAGCCTTAGCGGCAGAACCATATTTGTAAAGTGCATTTTGTTGTGCCAACAATTCATTAGCCTCTTTGCTGGATGCTTGATTAAGGGATGCATATGCACCAATACCTTTTTCTGCTCCCTGACCGATATTAACTGCAGCATATGGAGATGTGCCACCCATCATGCCAAAACCAGCTTGCATTAAAGCGAGATACTTATTCATTTCTCTATCTTTTTTGGACTCAGCTCTTTGCGCCGCAATATCTTTTAAATTTTGTGCAAGCATTTGATTGTAATCAAGCTGATCTATCCCAGCGGGTTTGGACTCTGGTAGAGCAGGTACAGGAGCTGGAGCCGGAGCTGGGGATGGAGCAGGAGCTGGAGTTGCCGCAGGAGCAACAGTCGTAGCCGAAGGTGCAACAGGGGATGGATTGGTAGAAGGAGTAGCAACTACTGGGTTAGTAGGGGCTGGAGCGCTAGTATCTGTAAAGCTTACATTTTTACGCGCGTTACTAGCTGCATTAAATCTTGCAGCCTGCTCTTCTTTTGTTTCATTTGCATAATCATGCGCAAACTTAGAAAATGGTTGACCTACGTTACGTTGATATAAATCATATAAATCATAATTTTTTGGAGTTGTAAATGCTGTTCCAACATCCTTTACGCCTTGAACTAATCCACGGCTACGTTGTAAATAAGCATTATCAGACATGGGATCGCCCATAGACTGATCGTCTGCTTGACTACCAGCATCATAATTTTCTTTTATTTCATCACCCTTTTTAAAATGGGCAATACCACCTTCGCTATAATTGCGAGTTTCTGCAGGCAAAGAAGCTAAACCTTGAGGATGACGTAAAGCTTTGTCTACGCGTCCGGGTCCAGCGTTATAAGCCATTAAAGTTAATTGCGGATTTTGATACTTATCATTCATTTGCTTTAAATAAGTAACCCCACCCTGAATGTTTTGCATAGGGTCGGTTGGATCTACGCCTAAAGATTTGGCAGTGGCTGGCATTAATTGCATAACACCAATAGCGCCTGCTTTTGAACGAGCTTTTTCTGGATCTTTCAATCCACCAGTTTCACGATACAAAGCATGAAGTGCAATAGCAGGATCTAATCCTTGGCGTTCTGCCTCTTTAACTACATAGTCGTGGTACTTGTGTCCTTTTCCAAAACCAATGCTTTCGGATTCAGGTCGCATTTGGATAGCAGCAGAGGGATGTACGTCAGATCCTCTACCGCGAGCAGCGATTGCTTGTATAAAGTCATTATCTGATCCGGATCCATAAAGCTGTTCCAGTTCTTGGTCTTCTGTTTCATCATCCATTCCTCCGCCAGCAAAATTTAATATTCCACCTTCTGCCATTTGCGTAGGTAAATTACTTTGTGCCGCTTCAATACCCTGTTCTGAAGCTTGTTCTATTTCTGGCGCCGCTTGCTCTTCTTGTGGCATTTTGCGTGGCATACGGCGTGGTGAAGAAGCCGCCATGATTTGGTCAGCAATAGGAGGTTGTTGCTGTGGTTGTTGCATAGCCATTGCTTGCTGTTGTTGATTCATTTTATCTTGAATCATTGGAATGCCAACATAAGCTGGTAATGTTCCATCTGCTACGGCTTGGTGTAATTGTTGTACTGAAAGATTTTGCGCGCTATTCATGCGGCTCATTAGGCTATTTATCATACAATTCCGCCTTCAGCTTTATTCATGGTGTTATACAAACCCAATCCTGCAATACCAGCGGTTCCCAAACCAGCAGCTTGAGAGATAGCGCTTGGAGCTGCTTGATATTGTTGTACAGTAGAGGACTGTAATGGCAAACCACGCAACTGAGCATTCATAAATGCAAGCTGTTGTTGTGGGTACTGTTGAGCCACAGCGTAATTCTGAACCGCTTGGTTAATAATCTGTTGTTGTTGAGCTTGTTGTTGTGCGCCTGCAGCATTTTGTGCAGATAAAATACCTTGTTGAGCGCCCAATTGTTGGCCGCCAATATTTGCCAATTGACCAGCACCTTGAATGCCAGCTTGTGCGCCTTGTAATCCAACATTGGCTACATTGGTTGCTTGTTGTTGAGCATTACCAAAAGCTTGGCTATAAGCATTACCTACTAACTGATTTTGTGCCAACATTTTATTTTGTTGGTTTAATCCAGACATCAAAGCTTCACGGCTACCACCAAAAGCACCAGCGCCTGTGGCTTGACCTTGTTCTTGAGCAGCTTGTTGTCCATATTGCTGATTTAACAATGCCATAGATGGTTGCAATACATTTTGCAAATATGGATTCATGTATTGACCAATACCTTGAGCGCTTGTCAATGTATTCTGTAAACCCATGCCAGCACCTAATGCTTGACCTGTACCAAATGCGGCAGCGCCTGTTGCTGTCCCATACTGACCGGGGGTTTGTAAATTTGCTACGCCCTGTTGAGACTGTTGTTGTAATGGACTAAAGCCCGCTACATAGTCTTGTGGATTTTGACTGTATGGAACATAGGGTTTAACACCAGTAATTTGCACTGAACCATCAGGATTTGTTGCTGTATTAAACAATTGCTGTTGCGTTGCACCAAGCATTGTTTCAACATAAGGTTGTGCGTAGTCAGGAATGTTGGTGTTTTGTACAGTAGTTTGGGTTGGGGCAGAAGATGGGGCAGGGGCAGATGGTCCGCCACCTTCTAATGTCATTCCACCACCAAATAGACGAGTTCCTAAGCGTGGGCTAAACGCTCTCTCTGGCAACATCGAATCTAATGTATATCTCATAATTTACCCTAATATCTTTGTAAATACTTTATCTGTCCATTTGTATCCTAAATACTCAAACAATCTTGAATTGTCTAAATGTACTTTGGTATGCATAACAATTCTGTTAATGCCAAACTGTTTTAATACTTTTTCAGCGTACTGAAATAACTTAATTCCAACCCTGCCTTTGCGATAATCTTTTCTTACAAAATACAAATCTTCAAAAGCAGTAATGCAAGAACGGTAATGCATATGCCTACTAATGGTAAATACTATATATCCTATTAGTTCACCATCTGCACGGCAAGTAATGCACCGCAACATCTTTGCTTTAGCTAAAGCTTGATATGCTTCAATATCAGGCTCTAACGGATATTCTTTTGTGACACATAATTCTTCATAATGCAGAGGAAATAACTTTTCAAACTCTGGGAGGAACTGTAGCGCGTCTACATCCTCATAAATTAATTGTGTCATGCTGGTACGTATTTCTCGCCTTTAATTTGTTTAGCTTGGGATTTACGCCCTGTTCGTGCATGGCGTACTTTATCCATCATTTTATACAAATGCTTTGCTCCTGCATCAGTAGAGCCATTACCTAAACCAGATACTACATCTGCAGGCACTACAAACTCGCCATCAGCAAGGCGCGCTTCTTGTTTGCCACCAATGGTTGCAGGAATGTCATCGGACATACCATCACCGGGGCCTTTAAGCAAACGACCACCATCTGAATAGGAGCCTAAATCACTAACATTACCGCCAGATTTTAATGCAGTAATACCGCCATCGGCATAACCAGCTCCAGCCATACCGCTGTAATTAGCTTGATAAATTGGGCTAGGTGGAACTACTGTGTCGGGAGTATATTGATTTGGATCGTATCTAAACTTTTGTAAATTTCCACCTTTGTATGGAGGAGGAGTATAAGCGCCAGCGGGTTTAGTATTTCCCATATAGCCTAAAGCATTGATACCACCAGCAGTATATAAGGCATTAGTAGGTGCGTTAAATGCTTGTGGAACATTGTTAATAAGTTTTGCGCCATCAAATCCACTGGTATAGGCTTGACCATATTGGTTTGCAGCGCTCATAGGAATTTGTCCAGAAGCAACTCCTTGACTCAATTCTTGAGGAGTCATTGTTCCTAATGTACCTCCCTGCATTGGCGTTCCTGCTGGCAGTGCAGCGCTACCTTGTGCTGCAGCTTGATTTGCCACATTAGGGTCTACACCTGCATTTGCAAGAGCAGATTGTCCAGATAAATAACCAGATGCTGCACCGCCTATACCGCCCATTAAAGCTGATCTACCTACATTTCCACCAGTAATTCCTGCTGCTGCGCCACTTAAAGCAGCGCCGGTAAGCCCTGTAGCCGCCATAGCAGCGGATGTGCCTTCTAATCCCATAAAGCCACCCTCTGCGGATAGCAATTCTGGAGCCAATTCAGGGGCGGCAACACCTGCGGCTACCATAAGCCCCATATCTAATAGATTACTTCCGCCTCCGCCATTACTGCTCATATAGATTCCTTAGAGAGAATTTTGCTCATTTTACCCTTTAAACTACCGTTCCGCTACTATTAACCCACTTTGTTCCATTGTAGAAAATAGGGTATCCCAGCGTAGTATCAAAGAACATCTGACCAGTAGTTACCCCTACCGATGGTCTTTGATCGGTTGTTCCATATCTTATTGTAGAAGTTATTCTACTAAAATTATCAATTTGCACAAAATATAAGCGCAAAATGTTTAATATCTGATTCAAATAGGACTGGTCATATTCTTCGCCAGCAACTGGCAAGTTAGGCGCTTTTGTTGGAACAATGGTTGCTTGAATTGTCATCTTCTGCCGTCCTGCTTAACATCATATCGAGGTGTTCCCAGCTGCCAAGCCGTGCCAATCGTGTTGGAATAGCATCTAAATGCCATTTGCCTGCCTCTCAAGCGGGTATATACTTCTCCAGTAAATTGTTGGACTGTATACTCTTGTGGAGTAGGATAAGCATAAACTTGACTGCTGGTGACTGGGTTTAAATCCGTAGATCCATATGCTGTTCCTGAATTTTGGCGAGGATATAGGGCATAGGTAACCTGTGGATTAGCCACATTAGAGCCATTAAAGTTTACGTCTGGCAATATGCGCCATACAAAGCCAAAGTGTTGACCAGAATTATTTTGGTCGCTCGCCATAATTCCAAAGTCAGAAGACTGGACATACGCATAAATAGGCTTAGTGCTGGATGTAGCATTGTCATCTACTCCGCTCTCATGGTACAAAAGACGGCTGTTATAGTCTGCTGCTACTGGATTAGACTGAATATTATTTTGAATCCATGCGCTTCTACCATTTAGCGCCCAAGCCGTTCCTGTGCCTGATCCAACTCCGGTAGCAATGAAATAAGTGCCGATATTGTTATTTGCTGCGCCTATTGCGGTAAAGTTGGTATTGCCTACAGTAGAAATAACATACTGTTTACCGACCACAAATGATCCAGCAGCAACTTGCGTGGTTTCAAATGTTCCATAAGACCAAGCATTATCCAAATAGTTATAAATAACATACTTGTCAATTGAATTATCTAAGCTCTCATTGCTAACATAGAACCACCATATTTCATTAAAACCTTCATTTGCGCCCGCAAACACTTGGAATGCTTGATTAATATTTAAATCATCAAATACATATTGACGCAAAGATGATGGAAGGGTATGGACCGTACCATCATATTTGTAGAATTTACTGGTTCCAATCCAATAGGTTATGTTGTTAACTGTAACCATACAGTTTGGAGACATAACAGATATGTTGTCCATTAATATATTAAAAGACCAAACATATGGATACCCAATATACTGCATTGAATATAAAGCAGTATTAGTCCAAATCAAAATCTCTTGACGGGTAGCTCTAGCGCCCATAATGTATGAGCCATTACTTAAAGCAAATTCCCCAGATTGGTTAGTAGTTTGCGGAATCCATTGATAAGCATTCGCTTGATCCGACCAACGTACAAGCATAGGGTTAAAGGTAGCACTGTAAGTTCCACCATTGTAGGAGTTAGAGCCAAACGCAATGACGAATTCTTGAATAGCAGACGTGATAACTTGCTGAGTAGATACTGGTACATATTGCCCCGCATAAGAAAAAGTTATATTGGTGCTAGAAGCTGACGCAATGGTATTTTGCGTTAAAGAAACAACTGTATTGCCTATTACATAATTAGGAGATACTTGAGTTCCAGAAGCAATTCCTGCGCCAGTTACATAGGCGTAAGGGTAAATACCAGAGGGAGCGGATACAGTAACTGCGCCAACCCCACTGGCAAAAGAAACTGTTTGTATTGTGCTAGGGGAAGAATTAGCCAAAGAAGAAAGGCTGACTGCTCTAGTTCCTACGCCATTAGCGTCTTGCCAATAATAGATTGATCCGTTTCTTGGGGCAATTACTAAGTCTTGACCAAAGTTATCATTAGTCCAAAGTCTAATCTGCGATGTTAATGAAGATGTAGTTGCGGCAGTGTTCCAGCCCCTTGATCCAGACTGTTTAGTTACTTTAACATTAGAACCGCCGCCAGTTGTGGTAGATGTTGCTACAAAAGAACTAGGCAAAGTAATGCTGTAAGTGCTTGCGGTTAAGCTTGCGGTTACTGTATAGGTGGTATTTAAAACACTAGCTGAAATACCATCTACGCTTGTTGACCCGCTAAAAGCAACATAAGTTCCGGCTGACAATCCATGCGCTGGTTGAGAAACAATAACAGTTCCGCTACCAGAAGTCGTTGAAAATGGATTGGTTGTTAAGCTAACAACATCAGGAACAGATACGCCGCCATACGGCCCAATGCCCCAACCATTAGATAACGCTGCAGTGCTGCCACCAGAAGGGTATTCATATTGAACTACATCCCCTGTACCACCCGTTGCGGTAGATGTTGCGGCGTTTGATGCGGTAATATAATAAGTTGTGGTACTTGGTACTGACGTTACCATATACTCACCGCTAATCGTAACTCCACCAACGGCTACACCTGAAGGAAAGTTAACATAATCGCCAACAGAAGGGTTGTAATTTAAATCTGTAATTAAAACCAAAGTAGAACTAGCAGTAGTAGATATAGGGTTTGTACCTAGAGTGCTAGTGTAATAAATCGGGGTAATGTCGTTATAAGCGCCGCCAGAGTAAATATAGTATTTGGCTGATGTTCCTAAACCAATATAGACGTTGCTATTAAGATCAACCCAAGTCCATAAAGAACGGCAGATACCAATAAATTGACTAGGGCTTACCTGAGTCCAACCACCAATTTTTTCAGGCTTACCAGAGCGAAAACGAATCTTATCGCCGTCATACCATTGCCCTTCGACAGAGTAGGCTGTACCTTCTCTGTTTAAACCGGGATTAAAATTAAGGCGTTGTAATGGCATATCATCCTAGTACTACTAAAGCTTTATTAATCTTAGAAATGCGGTCATCCAAGCCCAATGTTCCGCCATTGATGCGCTTGGTCATTGTCTCATAATCCCGTGCATCAGCCAAGTCATTTAGGCCGTGTTTACCCCAAAACCAACCAGCAGATAAGCAAGCCCCCTTGGGCATCGCCAAAAGCTCAGGATTAGTAATTAAAGCCAAACCCAAGGCATTCCCGCAATTACGATAATTATCCCGCCCTGTTAACTGTATAACTCCGCGTCCATGATAAGCCCATCCATCGCCTTCTTCTGTGTTTCCCAAGCGTCCCGCATATACTTTGTTAGCGATTTTTTCTGGATTTCCAGCAAATTGTCCAGCCACATCTGCACTAGGAAATCTTGAGGGCCATGTACGCATAAGTCCATCGGCAGAGTAATGAAGGTTCTCTTCCAAAGATCTGAAATTGTTTGATTCATGTTGGCATTGTCCTATAAAAGCAGCCTGTCTTAATGATGTATTAATTGAATATTTGTCAAAAGTTAAATTAAGCGGATCTAACCATTTTGGATCTATGCCCAATGCAGTAAGCTGGTCAATGTTCATATATACTCATCTGCTGATTAATCCAATCTTGTAAAGAAACTAATTGTTGGGTTGTTTGGGCGCATTGTTCGGCAACAAGTAATACGTTATGGGCTTCTCCATTAACTGTGATGGTGGCGCTGGGAACGCTGGACATTGCACCGCTACTGGTGTCGTGCATCCTGCTATACATAGCATGAATGTTAGCAATACGAGCTTCATATGCATCTTGAACTCCTTTAGTAATTAATTCTGCTTCTTTTTTCTTTGCTGCTGTCTCAATTTCCTGCTTTTGAGCAACCAGCGCAATTTGATTTTGGTAATTAACAAATCGCAAATGATCCACATAAAAACCAGCACCAAAACCGCCAAGAACCAAAGCGAAATAAATGTAAACTTGTCCACCAACACCGCCTATAAGATTGGATGCAAAACTGAGCAAATTTTTAAACATTATTGCCCCTGTTGTGTTGCAGCTTTACCGCCAATTAGAATACCGCTACCGCCCAGCACACTACCAAAGCCAATACCAAATTGACTGAAATCAAAGGTAACACCACGAAATGCGTGAATAAATCCAATGGCAATAAAAGCAATAACGCACAAAAGAGTGCAAAGCCTAGCGATGCAAAATGTCTGATTATCATCCTCTGTAAGAATATCAGTCAGAATTTTTTTCATCTTTTTTCACCAAACGCTTTATTGCTTTTTTAGCAGCTTTCTTTTTGGCGGGTACAAAGCGAGCTTCTACGGGTTTACGAGTAGTTGCTTTTTGCACGGTTGGGCGCTTCTTTTTTGTAGACTCTGGCGCAGGAAATGGCCAAGGCGCTTCAACCACTTTACCAACTTGCATATCAATCTTTGGCATAAAGCCAAGCTTATCCATAATCCATGTAAATGTAAAATTCATTTAATATTTTCCTTCTGCAAATACGTTAACAAATACGGTGTTGTCTTCTAGTGCTTCAATCTCATGCCACTCACCCGCAGGTAAGTTTAATGGCTGGCTATTTTTATCAATGGTATAACTACGACCTTCTAAACTCACTAAACAAGACCCAGAGTTACACATGGTTGCATGGCTGTAGTTATGTCCATGTTTAGGCAAGCCCTCTCCCTTATTTGCGTGGTACACACTAAGTTGTGCGCCATCATAAGTAAAAGAATGAGTTGGAGTTATATTAACTACCATTATGCAGCTTTAGTACCTGTGGTTGTAGGCTGCGATGGTGGGTCAGCCGGTTTTGGTTGATTAGTTGTTAAAACTGTACCATCCCAAGTAAAACCAATATCGCCAGAACCAACAACTTCACCCAATATCCAACCCGGAGGAAGCAAGTCATCAGATTTCCAAATCATTGCTGGAGTTGTGGACTGAACAAGCTGAATTGAATCGGTTGGTGGCATCCATGTACTTGTATTGCCGTCCCAAATAACGCTATTGGTTACTACGTTGTTTTCAATAATTAAATAATTTTGAGTTGTCATATTAGGTTACCATTCAATATATACAAAACCGGGGCTGCCAGCAGCACCATTAGGAGAACCTCCACCACCGCCACTAGCGTAGCCTGAAGCAGCACTTCCATTAGCGGCTGGACCCGGACAATTTCCACTACCACCACCACCTGCTACTCCAAGCCCTATTGCAGAAGCACCCGCTGAACCACCACTAGTACCATTACCAGTTTGGCCGGGTAGTGCAAAAACATAACCGGTTGGTGTTCCCGCAGAACCTCCACCAACACCTGAACCACTAGCACCGGGTCCACCGCCACCACCAGTAAAGCGGAATGTTGTAATTGTTTGTGTACCAGATGTAACAGATGATGTTCCGCCAGTACCGCCATTAACACCTGCACCAACACCAGCAGTTCCAGCAGCTCCAACAGTAACCGTTATAGTGTTACCCGGTGTTAAGCCAGTAAAATATTGAAAGGCAAGTCCGCTAGTACCACCGCCACCTCCGCCAATACTACCTCCGCCTCCACCTCCGCCTCCACCCCCAGCAAGGGTTACTTTAATAGCAGCAACTCCGGTGGGGATAGTAAATGTACCAGATGATGAAAAATACTGACCGTAGACGCCAACGTTAGCTGTACTTTGTGTTGAACCGTCACTAAAAGTTACGTTTGGTGTTGAACCACCTAATATTATTGACATATATTTTTACTCGTATTGAATGTTGATTGAACCAGCGTCAAATGTATCTGTGCCGTTTGCTGTAGTTAGCTGAACCCTATCTAAAGCGCCAGAAATGGTGACGCTTCCACCACTTACGTTAGTGTAGTTTGCGCCTGTTGAACCAAGTGTTCCTGATTGGACCCAGTTATTTCCGCTTACAAGTGTTAGAACAACATGTCCTGAATATGTTTGCGCTGCCGATACCGCAGATGATAATAAAAAAGCTGTCGTACTATTTACTAATGCAGAACCGTTACTTGCGCCACTGCTGTATCCAGATGTTGTGTAACTACCCGAACCTATTTGTATTTGATAATTAGCAGTTCCAGTTGTGGATACACCAAAAAACATTACAGTAATTTTTTTCACCCAACTTGGAATACTTGTAAAAGTTACAGAAGTGCCAGATGTAGTAGCTTGTGCAGTACCGCTAGTAATCAAAGAGGTTGCTGGAGTATAAGTATTTATAGATAAACCTGTAGACTGAGCTGTAGCAACAGTCGTGCCGTTACTCTGGAGCGCTAAGTTGCCAGACGTGTCGGAGGTAAGTACTACCCCGCTTGTTGTTGATGCGTTAAGTGATGCTGTCATATTAAACCCCTAAGGCGGATATTTCTTCCGCAGTTAATCCAAGTGCTGCTAATTTAGATACGGCGGTTGTCTTTGCTGTTTCTGCTGCTTGTTGTTTTGCAATGATTGCAGCTTTTTTGGTAGCATCTACTGTAACTACACCGCTATTCAAAACCCAAGCGTCAAAGTATTTAGCATCATCGCCTTGTGGAAGAACGGAGTCATCAACAATAATTGCACCTTCTGGGCAGTCTTTTGCTAAAACTTCGTTAATTGGCAATTCGCCTGTTGGAACACAGACTGCAACTTGACCATTTTGTTCGTAAATAATTACTTGAGCCATTTTATTTCCTTATCTAAATACTGCAAATGAATGTGGCTGACTATTATTACTAGAGTTTTGAGCAGTTTTATAACAAAATTGAGTGGTAGTTGGGTCAATTACTCCAGCATTAGAAGCTGATGTAGTACTTTCAAACGACATATTTTCGCTTCCACTGGCTAAAGTTACAACAGAACCAACATAGGAATAGTTTGCATCTGTTAAAGCATTAGCCATTGTTGCTTTCCAAATACCTGTAGCTAATAGTGTAACGCTTGACACATTATATGAAGCTAAAACTGTTCCTGATGCGTTTACCCTAGCCCAAGCACGGCATACACCGCAAGTTGCGTCATTTAAAACTGTTCCTGTAGTTCCGGGTAAAGTAATTGTTGTAGTTGTGCCGTCAGTAGATTGCAGTGTTGCACTTCCACTTGATGCGCCTGTGAGTACTAATGTTCCCATTATTTTTCCTTATAAAACGACCCAACGGCTACCCGCTGGAATTGTAATTGTTACACCACTTGCTACCGTAATTGGTCCTGCGCTCTCACCGCTATTGCCAGCCGTCATTGTATAGTTTGAAGTGATGCTTTGCGTATTTTCATAGACTGCTCCGCCAGCGCTTGCCGAGCTTACAGAACCCCAAGTAAAGATACTTCCATTCCAAATTAAAGCTGTATTAGCGGAGGCTGGAGAAACAATAAACCCTGATGTACTAGACGCACTTTGGTAAAGAATTTGATTGGCTGCTCCGCCCGATAAGCTAGAAGCTAGGGTGGCAGCTGTTGCCGTTCCGGTTAAGTTACCAGTAAATGTTGAACTTATTGCAGTTGCAGTTACAGTCCCTGTTAGGGTAGAGGTTCCTGATACCGTTAAATTACCGCCCACATTCCAGTTACCTGCCGCTGCGGTCTGAGCTGAATAGAACCCAATACCATTTCCGCTGACATTTGATGCATCGCAATAACATTGTCCAGTCGTTAAAGCTGGGATAACCAAAGAAGTAACCCCGCCTGATGCGGTCATCGTCAATGGCAAAGTGGTATTATTAACCACTACATAAAGCTTATTTTGCGCTGGAGCTGTAATTGTAGGAGCTGCAGAAGGGGTTCCAGTAAAGATTAAAGCCATATTGCGGGCATCGTCTGATACCCCATTTAAATTGGTTAGCGTATAAGCGCTTAGACCACTTAAAGAGATTGCAGTAACGCCAGTAATTGCCTGTTCCAGCAATGTACCTAAATTGGTATTGGTCGTGCTTCCCCATGTACCGGACTGATCTCCATTGCCAATCAGGGCAAGCTTTAAAGACGGGCTATAAGTAGTAGTCATAGGCTATGGATAGTTATTGTTAATGGTTGACCAGCTTTGGTTTTCAGTATCATCAATATTGTTCCAACTTGAATTTTGGGAATCGGCAATGCTTGCCCAAGCTTGTCCTTGAGCATCGTTAATTTTATACCAGCCAAATATGAATGGGCTATCTGATAATACCAAATTCTCGACTATCTGGCTAGTAAAGGATGCTATTACTGTAATTGCGTCCTTTGGGTTAATACCTTCTGTAATTAAAGCGTTAAATATCTTTATAGCTGTTTCTGAGTCTGCTGGACTGAAGTTTTCACTAATAGCCGCATTGTAAATTTTGACAACTGTGTTAATGTCATTAGCACTTAGGGTTTCCGATAAACTAGAAACAAAGCTGGCTAAAACTGTTTCTAAATCGGCAACATTAGTAGCCTCATTGACAACAACTGAGAAGTTAGCGACTACTGACTCCGAGTCTGCTATTCCCGCACTTTCAAAAATAACGCTGGCAAAGGTAACAAATACAGCTTGAGAGTCGGCAAAACTAATGTTTTCTGCTATAGATTTGTTATAAATAATGGTTATTGCTGGAGCATCAGCAAATCTAGCTGCCTCACTAATAGAGCTGGCAAAACTCGCTACTCCCGCTAATAAGTCGGCTACAGATGTGTTTTCAGAAATTAAGCCTGCAAAAGTAGCTATTGTGGACTCAAAATCAGCCAATACAATATTTTCTAAAATAGCGTTTGAGAATGCCGCCTGAACGGTTTGGGCATCAGCCAAGCTTGTAGATTCGCTAATCGCGGCTGTAAATGCAAAGTTTACAGCGTTTAAATCCGCTAGGGTAATGGCTTCGTTTATTGCAGACGAGAAAACGGCTGTAAGAGTCTCTAAATCGGTTATAGAGGATATGGCCTCGGTAATTGCCCCAGCAAAGATAGTTATGGCCGATTGGGAGTCAGATGGCTGTAAATCTTCGGTAATTGCGCTGGAGAAGGCGGCAACTACCGATTGGGCATTTGCTATCGTAATAGATTCACTTATAGCCACAGCTAGGGCGTTTGCTACAGTCTCAAAATCCGCTAATACTAGAGCTTCAGATATAGCCGCTGAGAAGGTAGCAATTACGGATTCTGAATCTGTCTCTGTAGAAATAACTTCAACAATAGCCGCCGAGAAAGTGGCAATAACAGACTCTGCGTCTGTTTCCGTAAGGATAGCTTCACTAATAGCGCTTAAAAATGCTGCAGCTGCGCTAGGTACGTCTGCTGGTTGTAGGTTCTCCGTAATAGCGCTGAAAAATGCGGCTGCTACAGACTGCGCATCAGTCAAAGTTAGGGCTTCTGCTATGGCGCCTGCATATACTGCAACGGCTGATTCGGCATCCGTTATGGATGAGACGGTTTCTGTAATGGCTGAAGCAAATGACGCTATTACTGACTGGAGGTCTGCTGGTTGTAGGTTTTCACTAATAGACGTGACAAACGCAGTAACTACGCTTTATGAGTCCGCTGACGAAATTGCTTCTGATATAGCTGTGGCAAAAGCTGTAACTACTGACTGGGAGTTTGCTATGCTTAAAGCTTCTGTTACGGCATTAGCAAAAGTCTGGGATACTGACTGGGAGTTCGCTACTGTTAATGCCTCAGATATAGCGTTAGCAAAGGTTTGAGCTACGGATTCAGAATCTGCTACCGATAATGCTTCGGATATGGCGTTAGCAAAAGTTTGAGCTACCGACTGAGAATCTGCTGAAGTTAAGGCTTCAGATATAACGCTTGCAAAGGCTGCTTTTACTGACGCAGAATCTGCGGCGCTTAATGCTTCTGAAATGCTTGTTATAAACGTGTAAAGAAAACTACTAGAGTCCGCCGTAGATAAAGCTTCTGATATAGCGCTTGCAAATGTGGCAGTTACCGATTCTGAATCTGCTGATGTTAAGGCTTCTGTAATAGCCGAGTTAAATATTTTAACTACAGACTCTGAATCTGCTGATGTTAAAACTTCTGTAATTGCGGTAGCAAACGTTTGGGCTACGGACTCTGAATCGGCAGCGCTTAAAGCTTCTGTAATTGCATTAGCAAATGTTTGGGCTACAGACTCTGAGTCAGCTATTGTGGCGTTTTCTGATATAGCCGAATTAAATATTTTAACTACAGACTCTGAATCAGCGGCTGTTACAGGCTCAGATATTAGGTTTGACGATGATTGTGTTGCGCTTTCTGAGTCAGCTGAAGTTACTGTTTCTGTAACGGCGCCGGTAAAAGCGTTAGTTGGTTTAAATGCTACAGCATAAGCATCAAGCGCTGCTGATTGGGCCGTAGTACCAGTATAAGAAGTCGTAGTTCCTGCTGAGGCTTGGTTAATATCAACCACCAGCATACCTGTTGTAGAGGTGGTTCTAGATTGACTAACCCGTTGTGTTGGCCCAGTTGGTGCAGTCCATGCTCTTGCTCCGCCAAAAAGAGCTGTTGCGCCACCATAAATACTTAATACCAAATCTGCTGCTGCGGTAGTTGTGGTGGTGTTGGTAGCAACGGAAGTAGCCGATGCCGTAGCGACTGTACTTACAACATCAAATACGGCTGTTCCGCTATAGGCTAAAACTACTGCGGCTGTGGCTGTATTGGAATTAGAAACCGTTTGCGCTGTCTCAGATGCCCCTGCAACCTTATACCATATTGCCGTAAATGGGCTGGCATTATGAAGAGCAATTTGTGTATAGCCTGTAGGAGCAGCACTAAAAGTAGCCCCAGAAGTACCTACAATGATTAATAAGTTACCAGCAGATATACCGGTTGGAAGCGCTGGAGTAGGATTAGAACCAGTTGAGACCGCACCTACGTTAACAAATGCCCATGCCATAGCTAGCTCTGATTATCGTTTATTGGAGTCCAGTCATCTTTTTCTTCATCATTGATGATTGTCCACGGGTTAAGTTTAGTATTATCTACTAAAGAATAATTTTGTAATTGCGTATTATTTATGTTTGTCCAACTAGAACCACCATTTGAATTAATTGAATTATAGTTTGGATTTTCACTATCAATAATATTGTTCCAAGCAGAGATAACTGCATTGTTGATTAAATTAAAGTTTGGATCCTGACTATCATTAATTTTTATCCATGCAGCAGATAATAAAATATCAATAACATTAATGTTTTCTAGTATTGTTGTATTAAATATTTTTATAGTTTTCTCAAAGTCTTGAGCAAAAATATTTTCATTAATAAACGTACTAAAAATACTTACTACAAACTCAGCATCAGCCAAAGACATAGACTCTGATATAGCAACCACAGCACCAAATACGGCCTTTTCAGCATCCAACAAAGATAGAATAGGTTCAGATATGCTAGATGAAAAGTTTGCTGAAGACGATGCGCTGTCTAAGATGCTTACTATGTTTTCAGATATGGCAGAAGCAAATGCGGCTATTACTGATTCTGAGTCCGCCAATGTGGTAGATTCGCTAATAGCCGAAGAGAATGCTGCAAGTACCGTTTCTGCATCAGCTATATTTAATGCCTCTGTAATAGCGCTAGAGAATGTTACTGCTAATGACTCGGAATCAGTTTCAGCGGAAATAGCCTCAATAATAGCTACTGTAAACGTTGCTATTACCGCTTCTATATCAAGTTCTGTTAGTATATTTTCTGATATAGCGCTGGCAAAAGAAGCTACAACTGACTGAGAATCTGCTGGCTGTATATCTTCTGAAATAAAGGAGTTGGCTATAAGTATTGCAACTGCTTCTGGAACTGATGTTGAAGTAGTTAAGTAGTCAGCAAATCCACTAGCGCCAAACGGTAATGCAGCAAATGCTGCAGGTGTGTTAAGTGTCTGTAAATTAATGTTAATGTTTTCGGCAATCGCCGTTAACAAAGCTGCCGTAACGCTTTCAAAATCTGCAGAGTCTATTGCTTCTGTAACAGCCGTGGCAAACGTCGCATTAACAACGTCTAAATCGTCGGCATTAAAATTTTCTGATATTGCGCTTAAAAATGATGCGGTTACAGATGGCGTATCTGCTGGGCTTATATCTTCCGATATGCTAGAGGCAAAAGCTGCTACAACCGATTCAAAATCAGCAATACTTAAAGCTTCGGAAATAGCGGCTGAGAAGGTTGCGATAACGGATTCGCTATCGGTTTCTGTAAGGATGGCTTCAACAATCGCTGCTGAGAATGTAGCCAATACTGATTCAATATCAGACTCAGTAAGAATTGCTTCTGATATAGCTGTTAGTAGTGTGGCAGTTACATTTATAGAATCATTTGGCTGTATATCTTCCGTAATAGAAACAGAAGTAACAAAAACTGCAATAGCATTAAATATTGATTGAACAATTATTGACTGACCAGCAAAAGCGCTATCACCAAAAGCAAATGCAGCAAAGGCAGCGGGGTTGCTTATTGTGGTTATATCAACGCCAATAGCTTCATTAATATCTACACCATATGATGCCAATATAGACAACACATCATTTAAAGTTAAGTCTTCTGAAATGCTTGAACTAAATGTTGCGTTACCACTTGCTGAGTCTGCTGGGTTTAAATTTTCTGTAATAGCGCTTAGGAATGCAGCAAGAACAGACTCGTTGTCGTTTAAACTTATGTTTTCTAATATTGAATAAAAGAATGTTGCTACTACAACGTTTATATCAGCTACCGTAGCCGCCTCAGTAATTGCGCTAACAAACGCCGCTGTTGCATTTGGCGTATCACTTATATTGGAAATAGCCTCAGTAATAGCTTGAGCATAAGTTGCTAAACCAACAGGGCTGTCTAGTATTGTGCTTATGTTTTCAGATATAGCGCTAGAAAATGAAGCTAATACCGATGGCGTATCTGCTGGATTTACATTTTCATTAATTGCAGAAACAAAAGCCGTTGTAACAGAATCTAAATCGGCAATATTTAAAGCTTCTGATATGGCTGCCGAGAATGTGGCAATGACAGATTCACTGTCTGTTTCAGTAAGAATCGCTTCAACAATGGATGCGCTAAATGTTGCAATTACGGAATCTATATCCGTTTCGGCTAGAATTGCCTCTGCTATTGCACTTAAAAAAGCGGCTGTTACTGAAGGTGTGTCTGCAGAACTTAGGTTTTCAGATATAGAATTAGCAAAGGATGCTTTTACTGATTCAGAATCTGCTGGGCTTAAAGCCTCTGATATAGCGTTGGCAAATGTGGCATTTGCTGCAACAACATCTGCTACTGTAACTGCCTCTGAAATACTAACGAGGTAGCTAGTAGCACTAAATGCTAATGCCGCAAATGGTACTTGGGCAAACCCCGCATAGCCAAACATTTCACAGTACTACCCATCTGGAGCCACTAGAAACTGTTACTGAAACACCTGAGGCAACTGTTATTGGACCTACAGAAAGCGCTCCTGTACTTGATGGAACTGTATAGTTTGAAGACACAGAAAGTCCGTTTTGGAAAAATGGTGAGGTACTTAAAGTAATCGTACCCGGTAAAGTAACGTTTAAAGATGCGTCTTCGTATACTGCTCGCTCTGAAGGGTATGTAACAAATATGTTAACAGTGCCGCTAAATGTAACAGCGCTTCCAGAGTTGGATGACGACAATATGGTAGTGCGAGTTAAAGTTGGCCCCGTAGTTGAGTACGTACCAATACCTACTTCCCAGTTACCAGAACCATCATACGCACTGTAGTACGTTGTGTTACCGTTGCCGATAACCGAGAATGACTGGAAGCCAGTAACAGTACCTACAAGACTAAAGCTTATGGTAGTGTTGGCTGTTCCAGTCTGCTGTACTCTATCGTATAGCGCCAGAGCCATGTCAGGCTCCTATTAGCTAGTCGCTGTGGTTGTGTAAGTAATTGCTAAAGAGTCACCGTTGGAAACAATCTTGCTACCACCAGTAAATGAACCAGCGCTATATAAAACGCCAGTAGTTGCACTTACAGTTGCAGAAGCAGATGCACCGCCGTTAATAAAGCAACCAAAAATAGTAGCGCTTGACAACATACTGAATGTCAAAGCTGCAGCGTTTTTAGTAACGATATTGGATGGAGAAGCTTGTCCGCCATTGGTAGACGCGTTCCAGTTTGGTGACTGACGAGCAGCATATACGCTAGTTGCTGGCTCATACCAACCCGCATGGGTAACCATAGTATCTGACTGGAAATAGTTAGCAGTAGCCGATGCGCTGGTTACTAAACCAAGATAGTTTGCGCCAGAAGCTGTACCGCCACCAGTACCAGTTGTACCAAAGTAGTAGTCAAATAAAGATTGTTTACCTACAGCAGTTACTAAGTTAGGAGCTTTTTCTTCCCACTTTAAATTGCCTTCGCTGTCAAAACACTTTACATCATAATAGCCTTGTACGCCAAAGCCATCATTAGAGCCAGCGCCACGGGTAACAGTAGCAGTACTGACATCACCATAATTCGATTTTTCCATTTAAAACTCCTAACTAATTGTTAATACTGCTGTGGTTGATGTTGCCGTTGGGAAAGTAACGGTAAACGTATTTGAACTGGTAATTGTGCTACCAAAGTTCAAAATAAAGCAAGCCGCCCCAGTAGTGCTATTATATACTAATGCACCATTAGCGGAAATACTACCATTCCAAGTCACATTATTAAATGAGATGTACGCTATATTATTCGTGGTATCTTGGGTTGGGGGGTTAGATATTGTCAATATTTGACCGCCAGCCGTATATCCTGACCCTGTAGCTTCATTGGTAGTGGTATAGGCTGTGGTGGTATTGTTTAGATTGGCATTCCCGTTATAAAGGGCTATTTTGTAGGTATAAGGGGAAGTTAGGGTAAAGTTCTCTAAACCCGACAAAATATTGGCTTTAAATAAAGTGGTCTGGCCTTGGACGATTGGCATTATGTATTAACCTTTAACTTGGTTTGACCATCTCTGTATGCATCACCACGCTCTAAGCCATCGCCTAAACGTTTCATTTCGTTGAGAGCTTCTTGGAATTTATCTTCGTAATACTTAATAATATCCTGCTCCTGCTTTTGGAAAAGCATAGCTTCCCGCATAGCACCATAAAACAGCACGGGATCGTAGTTGTCGCCAAGCCAGCTAGTGCCAGTAGGATTATTGGTAGTTGCTACAGAAATGGTAAATCCTGATCCAGTTCCACCAATAGAAGAGGTTGCTGCGCTAAGTACATCCCCAACCTGATAGAAACTACCGCCATTTTGTAATGTAACGGATGACACATTACCGCTACCATTAACTAAGATATCCGCAGTTGCGCCAGAACCCGATCCACCAGTTAGTGGGATATTTTGGTATAAGCCGGGGCTATATAATGTACCAGCGGTGAATGAGGCATTCAAAGTAGCAACAACACCCTGAACAATGGATACTGGATAGTAGAAATAATGGAGTTCTACGCTGTAACTTTGGTCAGGAGTTGGGCCGACAATAGCGGTTAGCTGATTGTAATTAGTAATAGAATTGCCAAAAATAGCGTAGTACTTAGGTAAACTCCAGCTAGACGAGCCATTATTGGGGTACGCTTCACGGATAAAGTTAACATCTTTGTTAAGTAGGTAAGTGTAGTTTCCGCTTGAGTCAACGACAGCAATCGAATAAGTGGAAAGCCAGTCAAACGGCAAAGTTAAATACTGGTTTCCATATGAGAATGTGCCTGTGACGTTCTTGCGTAATGATGGAATCTGAACCGCATTGTAAATACGAAGTTCCGCCTCTTCAACAAAGAAGGGAATATTTGCTACAAACGTTGTTTCGCTTGTTTGAGCGTAAGTCTGTATGTTATTTACAAGCGTTTCGTAATTCATTATGCCATCGGTCCACGAGCAATACGGCCTTTGGTAGCAGCACCATTACCGCGAGTTTCAAGACCTTCGGTTTTTACCTTGCCAGTACCATATGCAACGCCATTTGTTAATGGATCGCTAATAGATGCGTCTTTGGCTGACTTGGTTCTACCGTATTCGCCATCCTTCATAACTTCAGTGCCATCAACAGCTTTGCCAGCCATTGTATGTGGTGCAGCATAGGCACTAGCGGGTTTATCATCACGATTTTTACCAACCACCAATTTAGAAGAATTTTTGGTAGTAGGCTTTATATTTTTTGCGGTTGCCATATTAACGACCTCTTGAGCTAGATTTCTGATTAGCTACACGAGCCATATTGCGACCCATGCTGCGTAAATTAGACTGAGTTACGCCACCCTTAGCCATCTTCTTAACATCCATGCCGCCCTTTTTGAGTTTTAGCTTGGTATGTTTTCCGGGATGCTCTTGAGCGTCGTGTTCTTTTATTGCTTTTCTGATTTCTTTATCAGCCATAGCTTTGTCTTGTTTCATGTCTTCTTTTTTGGATTCCATCTTTGCCATTTTTTACTCCTAAGTTGTTGTTACTGTTACTGAGTTAATATTACCATTGCCTACTAAATAATTAGGAGTAAGCTTCCTATCATATCCACTAGAACCACCTACTGGATACCAGCCCCACTGTATAACTCGACTTCCGCCTTCTGGGTAACCGGCTTGCGAAACATTTGTTCCACCGCCCTGCTGCACCTGCAAGCCACTTGGTCCAGACGCATAATAACTAATATCAGGTCTTGGTTCACGAACCGCCTGAGGGTCATTAACCGGATACATACCCAAACGCAACTGCGGATGATCTGGATCCCAACACTCAGGACACACTTTAATGCTGACCAACTTGGTCTTGATTGTTAGCTTTTTTAATTCTACTAACTTATATCTTTGACCACATCTATCACATTCAGCAATACTGTGTTTGGCTGATGCATACTTAGTTGGCATACTTACCTCGAATAAAACAAATTACGAGGCACAAATCTAATTGATACATCTTCTCTATCTTCTTCAATAGCCTGTTGCAACTGTTCCATGTACTCGGCTTTTAAACCCATTGCGCGCTGAATATCCATATTAGGTAGCTTCATTGCCAAATAGTAAGACAATCCAGCCACCAAGCAGGTAATCCAACGAAATGGTATATCTTGAACATATACACCAGTACCAGAGTCTTGAACCCGTCTCATACGCCAATAAACGAGCGTATACGGCGTTGAATTGTCTGGGGTAGGCCATACTGCCAAGCTCGGTAATTGCTGGTCGTAAATCGCCGCTCCTACATTATGTGATGCTGCTGTAGTATTGTACTGTCCACGGTAGCAGTTTAAAAGCTGGTTTCCTGAAATATTGACATATCCAATAATTTCGTTATCAATCTGCACAAAACCAGTTGACCGCATATTAAATGTAGAGGTAAGGGTAATTGTGGTAGCTGATGGGGTCAAGGTAGCCGCCAAACTTACGCCAGAATAAATATTAGAGTTGCCAGTCTGACGGTTGTACCAAACTTGAATTGGGCGACCATATGTCAGCTTATTAGGTATCGTAGAGTAAGTAGACTCTGAAATACGATTGAGGTTAATATCTTGCTGATTAGATGAACTAGCATTATTCGTGCGAGTAACCAAGTCTAAAATATCAATCGTATCAGCGCCAACTGGATATATAGCTTGACCATATACCAGCGGGATAGAGATTTCTTCTACTGTCCAAAAGTTAATACCGCGATTAGCCCACTCAATCGTTAATAAATTGATAGACCGCTTGGCAGTTTTAAGGTCATATCCAGTGCGTAACTGCGAGCCACATCTTTCGAATGCCTCTTCCACCAATTCAGTTAAATCTAAATTAAAAGTAGAATTACCGCTTGTATATGCCATTATTTTTTCTTCATGCCTTTAAGGGTTTCAGCCAATCTAGCTCTCTGCCCTAGTTTGCCGGGTTTCTTTGCCGCCGCAGCTAGTTTCTTAGCAGGAATAGTCTTGCCTTCCTTAACGCCTAATTCTTTTTTTAATGCACCGGGCTTTTTAATAGCCTTCTGTATCCATTTTTCTGCCATCATTTGCTCCTTGCAGCTCTCATATTGTCAACGAGATTTGGGTAAGGTCTGCCTGCTGCTTTAGCCATTGCTTTAGCTTTAGCTTTCTTTTCAGAAGACATCTTCTTTGGTTTACCTAATCCTTTTGGACGTGGTTTATCCCAAACTTCGCCGCCTTTTGCATAAAGGTCAACATCATTCGGATTATCCGTACGCTGGATAACCTTTTTCTTAGGCATTTTGGAAGGGCTAATTGCGCCCATTCCACGACTAGCTTTCATTACTTCTTGCCCTTAGCATAACCACCGCCACACATTGCTTTAACGTGTTCGTGGTGCAACTTGTGACCAGCAGCGTGTTTCTTGAAATGCTCGTGGTGTTGAGCGTGTCCGTCGCCGCCATGATACTTTTCCATATGCTCTGGGTGAATCATATGCTCTTCAGCTTGTATATCTTTAGAGATTGGTGGGTGATCCATTTTCATAATATTTCCTTTATTAGCAATATTTACCGCGGGTTTTTCCCTTTTGTGCAATACCATCAGCACGGGATGATGCAGTACCGCCAGAAGCCATC